TCTGGGGCGAGTAGCTCAGCACGACACCGGCACCCCGCCCGCCTGGGATCGACCCGGGCGGGTTTTTTATGCGCCCAGAAAAGGCCGCCCGCCTTTTGCTGCCTGACCATGCGACGGCGATCTCGCGACACTCGCCCGCATGGACCAAGACAACACCGCCAAGCTTGCGACGCTTCGCGAGCTGCTCGAGTCGGGCGCAACGACCGTGAATGTCGACGGGGTCAGCGTGACGATCGACCTCGCCAGCGTGCGGCAGGAAATACGCCGCCTGCAAGCGGCCGATTCCGTGCAGCGCAACCGCCGCCCGGTCGCCTCGAGAATTCTCACCTCGGGGTTTTAAGATGGGCCGCAACGAGCCGGGCCCCGTGCCCGAGAGCGCCAAGCAACACGGATACGACGCGATCAGCTCGAAGGGTCGGCGGGCCGCGCCGATCAGCGCGACCAAGGCCGAGGGGAAACAGCTCGACCCCTACGGCCGGCAGAAGCTGACCGCGACGACGCGCGATCTGGTTCGCAATTTCTCGGTCGCAAAATGGATGATTGCCAGGCACCTCGACTATACGAGTTTTTTCTCATTCACCCCGACGACAAAAGACAAGGGTTTCAACGCCTACCTGACCTCGGTCGTCGCCGACCTGGGACGGGCGGAGCGGTTCGACGCTGCGGGGCGCCATCGGCTCGAGTCGTTCTTTAGACTCTGCGAGGCTCGGCGAATCATCGACGGCGACGTCGGCGTTCTGAAGGTCAGCAGCGGCCCAGGCACCGGGTCGGTGATGGCGATCGAGGCCGACCGGATACGCAACCCGAGCGACTCGCGAAACTTCGTCAAGAAACCCGCGGGCAGCGGCTCGCGCTCGAGCTGGGTCAACGGGGTCAAGGTCAACGACAGCGGCCGCACCCTGGCTTACTCGATCTGGAACCGCGACCAAGGCGGGTCTAATTGGGTCGACCCGCGCGATATCCGCGGGGGCCGCATGTGGCTCTACGGGTTTTTCGACTCGAGCTATCGGTTCGACCAGGTGCGAGGGATCTCGCCGCTCGCCTCAGCTGCGAACCAGCTACGCGACGCCATGGAATCGAGCGAGTACGCGATCCTCAAGGCAAAGAGTCAGGCGTTCTTTTCTCTGGTCATGACCCGGGACGCCGAGGAATCGGCCGGCGATATCACGGGCGGCGCTGCCGCGGATCAGCCCGAGGACAAAAGCGGCCTCGACGTCGATTTTGGCGCGGGGCCCGTGCTGCTGGATCTGCTGCCGGGCGAGGATGCAAAGTTTTTGCAAAGTAACGAGCCGAGCGACCAGTTTCGGCATTACATGAACTACACACTTGAGAGCAGCCTCAAGGCTCTCAACATTTCGCCGAGCATGTACTCGAGCGAGAAATCGACGTGGCACGGGTCGAGGAGTGACCAGCTAGCGTATGACCGCGGCTGCTTAGCGGCCCGCGAGGATCATCGCAACCTACGCGACAAGTGGACCGTGTGGCGCCTCACGCTCGCGATCCTCGACGGCGAGCTCGATCTGCCGAGCGGCTGGACGCTCGAGGATGTTCGCTGGGAGTGGGTGCACCGGGGCACCCCCTGGTGGCGACCGGATCAAGAGATCAAGGGCGACATCGACGCCATCGGCGCCGGCTTCTCAAACCCCATGCGGGTCTGCCGCGAGCGCGGGCAGGGCGAATTCGAGCAGAACATCGACGCGACAATTCGCGCCGTCAAATACGCCCGCGAGCGCGGGCTCGAGGAGCTGGGCGAACCGATCCGGCTCAATTTCGAGCTACCGCCCGAGGCGACACCACAGGCAACACCACAACCAGACGAACCGGGGGAAGAATGACAGACAAGCAGAAACAATATCAGCAGGTGCCAGCGACCGCGCTACGCTGCGAGGCGACGCTCGAACCGATCGATCAGAGCAAGCTACACGACGACGGCGACGGCGTGACCCGGGCACCCGTGCAGATCTTAGCCAGAACAGGCGACGCGATCGAAACGCCCTACTGGGGGCGAATCGTGCACGACCTCGCCGGGATGACGAAAAGACACAATCGCGTGATGGTCGACTACTCGCACGACGGCGAGCCGATCGGGTTCTGCGAAGAGACAACGGTCAGCGAGCGCGGGCTCGAGATGTTCGCCGAGCTGGTGAGCACGAGCCCGACCGACCGCGCCGCGACCGTGCTCAAGAAGGCCGCCGCTGGGATCGAGTACGAGGCGTCGATCGACTGGAACGGACCCGGGACGACGCTCGAGCAGCTCGAAGAGGGCGAAGAGACCGAGGTCAACGGCCGCACCTTCGCCGGCCCTGGCTACGTCGTCCGATCCTGGCCTCTGCGATCGGTCGCGATCACGCCGTTCGGCGCCGACCCCGACACACACGCCCAGTTTATTGATACCGAACCCCACCAAATCGTGACCGTTTTTCGAAAGGCCGAAATCATGCCAGAGCTCGCAAACCTCCACGCCGCCGAACCGCAACCCGAACCGCAACCCGAGCCGCAGCCCGCAGCCGTGCAACCGCCCGAGCAGCCGGTCGCCGAGCCGGCCGTCGCCCAACACAGCGAACCGGTCGCCGAGCCGCAACCGGCAGCACCTGCCGCACCACAACCCGCGAATATTGCCGACCTCAAAGCGCTCTGCGACGGCGCCCCGGAGGGTTTCGACAGGAACGGTTTTATCGTTGATTGCGGCGCGCGCGGCTTTGATATCGCCAGCGCTGCGATCGCCTACACGACGCACCTCGAGCAGTTCGCCGCCTCTGCGCTGGGCACCGCCAGCGCCGCCGAGGCAAAGGTCGCCGCCTTCGACCGGGGCGAAGAACACCCGGTCAGTTTCCAAGGCGCCTCGACTCAGCAGGCGACGAAATTTGAGCACCCGCTACAGCAGTTTATCTCGATCGCAGGGCGCCGCGGTCAGCTGAACTAAGCCGCAAACCCTCGCACCACATCGCAACCTACCGCACCACATCGCAACCAAAAATAGAAGGACCCGCCGACCATGGCCGACTCACTGATGACCCTCGCCGACCTGGCGAAAATTAACAGCCGCGACCTCTATACTGAGGGGACATTCTCGGACCTGCTGCAGAGCGCGCCGCTATTGCAACGCATGCCCGCCGCGATCGCCCCCCTCGGCGATACGTTCAAATATTACGTTGAATCGGCGAATTCTGTCGCCGTTTTCCGAGCCGCCAACGCCGGCAAGGATTTTACGACATCGACCGACACCGAGGTGAGCGTATCGCTCAAGTACGTCGATGCCAGCGTCAAGCAGGACGTCGCGACGGCGAACGCCTACATTTACGGACCCGAGGCGCTCATCGCTATGAAGGCGGGCCGCGCGCTCGCTAATGCGTTTTTCGTGATCGAGAAGCAGATTTTGCAGGGCACCAACGCCGACGCCTCGGGGTTCTCGGGCCTGCCTGACAACGCTGCTCTCAGTGACGTGGCAGACTCACAAGTTATCGACGCCGGCGGAACGACCGCCCTCACGTCGGTTTACGCCCTCAGGATGGGCCCGAGCGACTGCCAGGTTCTGGTAGGTAATAACGGGATTATCTCGATCGGCGAGACCCGTCAAGAGCTCACAATTGATTCGAGCTCAAAGAGTTTTTCCGCCTATGTCACCCCCATCGACGCCTGGGCGGGGGTAACGATGGGCGATAAGTATTCTTGTGCCAGAATCGCAAACGTAGATAGTGGGAGTAATAAACTCACCGACGCGAAAATCGCCGAGATGCTCGAGCAGTTTCCCGGGGGCGCCTGGCCCGACGTGCTCGTGATGAACAGCCGCAGCGCGTACCAGCTGCAGAGCTCGCGAACAGCAACCAACGCGACGGGCAGCCCGGCGCCATGGCCTGCCGAGAGCCAAGGCATCCCGATCATCGTCTCGCCTGGACTGGGTAACGCCGAAACTCAGGTGACCTAGTTTTAATAAAAGAGGAAACTTTTCTAGTGCTCCTCTCCGCCGCAAGCCCGGGCGCGTCTCAGCCGCAGCGCGTCCGGGCGACCGGTGGCGACTAACTCGGAGGCTCAATGTCGAATTTCTCGACCGCGATCTCGACCGCGCTCAAAGCGGCGACCCGGCTCGCCGGGCTGACGATCACCTACACGACGAGCGCGGGCAGTGTGACCCTTACCGGGGGCGCGCTGCAGGGCGCGACCGACTTCGAGGTCGTGATCGACGGCGGGCTCGCGGAGCGGTTTACCTCGGCCGATTGGCTCGTATCG